CAGTAGGAGATAAAAAATTTCTATTCTTTATCTGATTATCGTATATACTAGCCATTCAACCTTTTCTAAGTATTTAGACAAAAAAAGAGACCCCCGAAGGAGTCTCTCTTTGAAATATGTAATCCGAATTACATGAGGTTAGCAACTTGTACACGTCTGTAATACTTGTTAGTATTAGCTGTAAGAGCACCAGAACCTTGTGTAAGACCTTGAGCAAATGGGTTAGAAACCATTCCGTAACGAGTCTTGAAACCAATTTTTGGTTGGAAGGTGTTAGGATTGATTGCTCTGACCTGCTGTAGAGGTACATATGGGCAATAGAATAATCCAGCGTCATAAGGTGAAGTACCTTTGTATCCAGCAACGTAGAAGTGCTTGTCACTTACGTTAGCAGAATATGGGTCAACATAAACCTTAATGCGTCCGTTAAGAGTACCAACAAGTGTGCTTGCAGTATCATCAACACCAGTAAGAGCATTGTTGCCGTTAAGAGCAGGTGTGTAATCTAGAACACCAGCCATTCCAAGAGCAGAAGCCACATCAGCAGAGCAGATGAGGATGTTGCCCTTCCCACGACGAGTTTGCTGTCCGATAGCGTTAGCATCTCTTTCTATCTGGAAGAGTAGTCCCTTGAACTTCTCAACTGACCATCTACCGTTGGAGTCAACGTCAAGGTCAAAGATACCAGCATCAGCAGTATTGTTCTGAGCACCTTCTACTGCGTTAACGTAGATTGTACGAACAACTTCTCTGTTGATTTCAGCAAGGATTTCTGTTGAGAGAATGTTGGACAACTCTTGCTCGGCATCAAGACCATGAATTGCTTTCAAGTCTTGAGCAAGCTCGATGCTGTACTCAGCTTTCAACGCACGAGATTTCGCTGTAACAGTTACTTTCTCTATGCTGAATCCCATCTCACGGAAAGCAGTAGATGCAGAACTGTCATCTAAACCTTCAGCAGTGGTTGTTGCCATTCCAGTAGCATCACCAGTCTGCTCGTAAGTTCCAGGAGAACTATCGTTAAGAACAGCAGGGTTGTTACCTTGAGCGTCGTTAGTTGCGTCTGAAGCGTTGGGGTCGTAGTTAGAAAGACCTGTTCCAGCACCACCAGAGAAACCAGCGTTAGGCTCGTTGAAGAATGCTTCACGGAAGTCAGATGAAGCAGGGCTTCTCTCACTACCATAGGCAGTTCTCATTGCGAAGATAAGTCCAGTAGGACCAGTCATTGGTTGTACACCAGCAATGTCATAAGCAATTAGCTTAGGCATTGAACGACGTATCAATGATATAAGTACGGGGTCGAAACCAGCAACAGGACCTGTAGCAGTTGCACCGCTACCATATCCACCTGTACCAACAGTCTGAAGAGTCTCGTTAAGGATTTGACCTTCTTCTGTGATTGCTTTTTCTTGGTTCTCTAGAAGTTGTGCGACTACGCCTTTTTTATATGAATCTTCGATCTCTGGAAGAGCGTCGTGATTCAGTACAGGGGCCCACTTCTCCTGGAGTTGTTTAATGTCAGCCATTTTTCTCCAAAATTTGTAGTAGTTTAATTAATTATTTCGACCATCTAGACAGTGCATCAACGTACTTCGACATTGTGCCACTAGTGGTTTCTTCTACCAAAGGAGCAGATCCTTCTTCGGTGGGTTCAGTTGTTTCAGCAACAACTTCAGCCTTCCTAGTGAAGTATGATTCCTTGATAGTTTCGACTTTAGTTTTAAAGTCTGCTTCAGTTTCAAACTCAACCCCTTCTGCTAATGAAACAAGCTTCTCCTTTTGGGTTTCAGCAAGTCCACTGGCACATTCGTTCACAATTTCCATTTTAACAAACTCCCCAATCCTCTTATTCAATGAGACATTAGAGTCGATCTGTTCGTTGAGCTTTGTTTCCATATCATTTAACTCTTCAGCCATGCCGTCAAGCAGGTTGAATTTTTCTTCGGGTACAGTAAAGTTCTGTTCCACGAATAGCTTTTTAAGACCATTAAAGAATGATTCTGCCATCTCTGTCTTAATGCCATGCTCCACAGCAAGTGCGTTTTCTTCTAACCATTGCTTTGCAGCATAAGAGATGTAGTCATCAACCTTCTCGGCCAATTCTGTTTTAACCTTTTCGACCTCTTCTGTAAGAGTGCCTTCAAAGGCTTCTTGCAACGCTTTGACTTCCTCGTTAACCTTTTGGGTTACGACTGCCTCAAAGATTGTCTTTGCTTTAGTCTTGAACTCTTCATCTAGTTCTTGACCAGCGACAAGAGCGTCAACATCTTCACTAAAGTCGTACTTGGCTTCAGTGGTCTCTTCCTCTTTGGGTTCTTCGGAGATTGTTTCACCATCTTTTTCCTCACTGTCAAAGATCTTTCCAGATAATCCAGCACTTACATTACCAGTGCCTGCATCTGAAGGCTTCGTCTTAATAGACTTGTCTCCTTCTTTGGCAGTTGAACCAGCAGCAGATGCACCAAGGTTCTTAGTACCCTTAGCACCCTCTTCTGATTTAGAATCAGAACCACCGATATCAGTATAATTTCCCCCAGAAGTATCGATTTTTTCTCCTGCGGTAGCACCTTTTTTGATTGCTGTAGAACCAGTAGCTGCGTCTTCGCTCACTTGCTCCATATTATCTAGCTCTTTAGTAGAGGTCTCAGACATTTGTTTAAACTCCGATTAAATCTTGCGTTGTCTTTATTTATTTATAAATCACAAACTCTTTAGAAACTTACTGAATGCGGAAACCTTCCGTTCTTGTAAGTTTATTAGAGTTGCTTCATCAATTTCTTGCTTTATTTGAGCAACAGCAGACTCTTTAAGTATACCATTATCCCAAACCCATTCTTTTCCTTCCATAATTCCATCAACAAAAGCATCAGGTGCTGATGGATCTGCTACTATATCAGCAGCAGTTGCAAGCATAAAGTCATCTTGTACTATGTTAACGCCCTCTTGTTGTTTAAGAGAACCCATACCACGACTAGAGACTCCAAGTTTTACACCCTCATCAAGAAGAGATTTTGCAATCCTTCCGTTAGGTGTATCAAGAATCTTTGCACGTCCAATAAAATTATTACCTTCTGCTCTAAGAGATTCTATCTTATGAGAAACTTTATCCAGATTGATGGAAGGTCCATCTGGATGTCCTAACTCACCGAGAGCACGACCCTTGCGAATGTGTGCCTCATCATATTTAGCAACTTCTCTTTCGAGTGTTCTAAATGGATACTTGCGACCATTCTTATTTGCTATCTCAGCCTGAAGGAAGACACCTTCAATAAAGTGTGACTTTTTACCTTCTTTTTCCTCAGCTATAAAATTAACTTCGGTTATTTCTTCAGCTATTAGTCTCATCTGTTGGTTCCTCTATAGGTTCGATAGAATCAACCACCGCAGTATTTGGTGGTAGTGGGTCAGGAACTTCTTCCTGTTCGGCTTCTTGCTTTGCTATTTCACCTGCAGTAGGTGCAACCTCTGGTGGTTCTTGACCATCAAAGACCTTATCCGCAATTTCATCGGCAGCAGCTTGACCAGTTTGATCTTGGTCAAAACCCCACTCTTTTGCAAACTCAACTTTCTTTGCTTGAATTGCATCATAAGTGGCTGCGTTCAAAGCGTCATTAGTCACATCAATTGCTTTAGATTTCTCATCGCTAAAGATGTGATTTACAATAGTATTTGCTATTTCACTAGGCATAATAATTCCCACGTTAGTTTTATTTATTAAAATTCAGCTCTCTTCTGATCACCAGAAGAAATACTAGACTTTGGGTCCGCTGTCGAACCTCCATTTGCTGCACCATTTTCAGCAGGTAATGCGGTTCCATCTGTCATAGGGTCTTCCCCTAATCCCATTTCCAATGCTTGCATTGCCATAGGATCCATAATAACTCCGTCTGCTATCTCTTGCTTAATCTGCTTATCGATTTCTTTAATCTCAACATCAGTTTGCTTAAGAACTTGACGACGGATATACTCAGCAGAGAAGTACTTACCTACATAAGGATCCATTTGAGCAACTTCATTAAGTCTCTCATTGCGGATTTCAATCTCTTTGAGTTCAGTGAAGTAGTTGTCAGCGATATAATCAAACTGAACATGCTCCTTCATCTCCTCCCAATCTTCAAGAGTAACAATACCCTTTAAGATTAATTGAGTCTTTAAAAGATCTACGAATAATTCAGAGAATCTCTTACGCAATCTTGCGACAAACTTCTGGAACTTAACCTCATCTCTTGTGATCTCAGCAGCACGACCAATGTTAAATGTAGTCTCTGTCTCTAATCTTGAGTTAGGAACGTTCAGTGATTTGTATAGTTTCTTCTGGAAGTACTTAACGTCTTCTAGTTCTCCAAGGTTCTGACCACCAGGTAATGTAGTAATTTCAGTTCCTCTTCCACCTTCTCTTCTAGGTAACCAGAAGTCCTCAAGCATAGACATAAACTTCTTGTCATCCTTGATCTCACCAGTGTTTGCATCGTATACAAGTTTGTTCCTGTAACGACCCATTACCTCACGTAGATATTGTTCCGCTTTATTCTTGGGAAGATTACCTACATCGATATAGAAAATTCTTCTTTCTGGTGCTCTTGATAATCTGTAGATAACAAGAGAGTCTTCAATCATTCTTAACTGATTGACTGCCTTAATTGCTTTATGTAAATGACTCAACGTCATATTTTTATTCAGATCTTGAATACCTGAATGACAATATGTAATAGAATCAACAGTAATTTTCATACCTTGATTCGTAGAGTTCTTCAAACCTTTAGGGTTATACAAGAAGTACTCTGCTGATTTTTGTGTTAGTTGAGTATTAAGATCTACACCACGCAATTGCTCTGGACGCTTATTCTCATACTCAGTTACCTTGCGAATCTTACGAGGATCGATGTAGCGAAGTTCAAGAAGACCTTCTTTAGGTTTTTTGGGGTCAATTACTTTGTGATAAAAAAGTCTTCCGTCAACATACCATCTACGGAAGATTTCATACGCACGATTTTCAAAATCAAGGAGACGGAGAACTTCATCAAACTCCTCTCTCATTAATTTTTTAATTTTATCCGACACCTTCAGGTTGGAAAGTTCCAACTCAACTGGTACATCATCAAAGTTTCCACAAATTGTTTCGTTAACTATATCATCAACTGCACTATCACACTCAGGATTCATTACCATCTCCCTATATCGGGTGATGAGTTCGTAATCATTGCGGATAGATCCGTCAAAATCAACAGAATAACCATAGTATCCGCCACCCACTATAGGTTGCGAACCATCCATGTTATCTTTTTGAACAAAAGAAGGCCCCTTGGGGACCTTCTTCGCTCTTTCAAGACTATATCCGAAGAGCTGATTTGCCATTATATTCTAGATTAAATTGGTCCTGATCTATTTATCAGTCATTCGAAGTAGGGGTTAGCGGAGTCCAGTATTGTGTCTGGAGTTCAACTGTGAATTCTTCAATCGCATCATTGTTTCCATAATCTAGATCAATTGCGGCGATGTTACTTGGGAACACGTTATAGAACTTATAAGACTTGAGTACCTTAGGCTTCTCACCATCTTTGATATCACGTGCTAACTGATGAACACTCATATCAGCAAAGTAACCAGTACTATCATCTTGATCACCAAGTCCAGCAGCGGATGTAAAGTTCTCGTTGTATGACTGTATGCTAGATGCCCAAAGTTCAAATGCATTACGGAGAGCAAAGTTGCTATCGTTCTGAACTGTGATTGTCCAAGGTTCGAATGTTCTGTCTCCTGCAATCTTTAAAACACGACCTCTGAAAGGAACTTCAATAACTCCAATCTGGGAAGAAGGAAGATTTGCTGCACGAACAGTAAACTTTCCAAGATTTACAAGACTTGCATTATTAATAATTCCTGAAGGGAACGCAAGGTCTACTTGAAATAAATTAGGACGAGCAAAGTCTGAAGCGACATTCGCTTTAAAATCGTCAATAGTACCTCTTTTTGCCATGGTTATTGGATCCAATCTCTTTCTTTAATATTTAGAATAATTCATATTTTCAGACATAAAAAAGGAGACCCATTGCGGGTCTCCCAGTATTCTGGTTCTCTTGGATCATCTTTAGGATCCCAGTAGAAGAATTTCATCTGGGATAACCTGCAATGTTTAAGAGGTTTTATTTTCATTAACTTGCTACTTCCGTAAATGCAACACCACTTCTGGTTGCTGTAAATGTAAGAGTAATGTAGTTAATTGTACGTGTTGGTTTCACGAAGATTTCTGCGTAGAACTCACCACGATCAACTGCCTCAGAAGGGTTGTTGTCATCGTCACACTTAACTAAGAAGTCAGTTACACCACGACGACCTTGAACTTCACGAAGATAAGGTTCAACAATATTGAGGAACAATGAACGTTGTGCCGCATCATTCTGCTCAAAGAGTTGTGACTTAGCAGCACCAGAGATAACTCTCTCAATTGTTAGGAACAAACGACGAACGTTGATTCTATCAAATGCGGATGCAAATCCTTGTGCAGTCTTATCACCATATAGAACCACACCTTGTCCAGGGAAGGAAACAACAGGATTAACACGAGCAGAATACAAGCGATCACGTTGCGACTTGTTAGGAGTATATGCAAGTTTGATTGCATTTCTCAAGATACCACGTTGGAAACCAGCAGGTGAGAACCAAGGTTCTGCAACTTCAGTGGTTTGTAGGCAAAGACCAGCAACGTCACCATTACAAGGAATGTAACGATAAACATCATTATACTTATCGTAGATATACTTGTAACCAGAATCAAATGAAACGTAAGAACTAGAAGGTAACGTATCAAAGAAATTAATAATATTATTAGTGATTGTATTTGCGTTACTTATACCAATAATATTACCACGACGAGGAGATACAAACAACATGCAATCTCTACGCTCTTCAACAATGTTTGTCAGAGCAGTGATCTTAGCAAGTGCATCAGCATCTGTAGAACCAGAAGGACCAGTCAAGATATAGTCGATTGTCTGTGACTCAGGATCTTCAAGTAGTTCGTATGCAGTAGTTACATCAGTATTACTTACAGTATAAACACCACCAGAACTACCGTAATCAGCACCGTCAGCAAGTCTGTAGTAGAATGTTGAGTTGTTCTTAGAACCAACTGTTGTACGTCCAGCAGGATAATCAGTAGATCCAGCAGCAGAACGTAGAAGGTTGAACTGTCTACCAGAAGCAGAAACACCCCAAGTACCAGTAGAACCAGATGCACCTGCGTTGAATACTCCTAACTCATGCTCACCCCAGTAGATATACTCGGAGCGTGCCTTCAGAACATTAACATAGTAGTTTGTTTCTCCAACAGAAGTCTTAGCATCAGATGCCTTAGAAAGACCTATAAAACGCTCAAGTAAAGCACCAGTTGTACCAGTGATTTTACCATCAATGTCAACAACAACGATGTGTAGTTCGTCACGGAATCCACCTACCTCTGTCGCAAACTTAGAAGTCTCAGGACGAGGAGCAACGCTTACCCACTTTACACCAGGTAGATACTCACGCTCATCATACTCAGTACGAACTGAGTCAACAGTTACGTTAGTAGAGTTTGTGTCAGCAACAACATCAGAAGCAGCAAAATTAATACTGTCCTTATTAAGACCAATATACAAACGACGTTCGATTGTAGTATTAATAGCAGCAGTGTTTGTTCCCTGAGTAATTACTTGGTTATCTGAAAGAATACCAGTAACACCACCAGAAGGAAGACCGATTTCTAATTTCTTATTAGCAGGATCCCATGCGAGAACATTTACTGATTCGTCAGAACCACCAATACTAATTGTAGTTGCAGTACCAACTGTAAAATCACCAACAACAGTGTCAACAGTGAGAAGTATGCTATACTTGAAAACTTTACCAGCAGCACCAGAAGCAGCACTTACAGCAGCATCAGCAACAAACTCATGCTCGTTACCTGAACCAGGAGCAGGGAGAACAGCAATCTGATCAGCACCAGAGTCTGTTACAAATATACCGATTGAGTTACCTTTAGATCCAGGAGTTTTTGCTGCCCAAGTCCAGTTATTGTTTGCAGTCTCGAAGTTAGTTTCGTAGTCTTGAAAATTCTTGATTAGAGGTGCAGTTCCAGTATCAACACCATTCTTCAATGAAGATGAAGTTACACGAACAGTTTTAAGAACACCACCATATGAAAGAAACTGAGAAGCAGTAAACCAATATTCAAAGTTATTGTCATTTGGTTTTCCAAATACATCTGTAAGTTGCCTCTCGTTAGCAATACTTACAATTTCTTCAACTGGACCTTGTTCAAATGGTGCCGCAAGCACGCCAATATTTGCGGTGGATAGCGTGGTAATAGTGGTCAGGTCTCTCTCCTGAACGACTACACCTGGCGATGATTGATTAGCTGCCATGTTTATATACTCCTAGGAAATGATGTCAACATCGGTTGTCTAAGATTATTTATATTTTTCAATCTTCACATAAACTCCCACATGTAGGACTTATCTCCATATTCCGCAATTTCCCATCTCTCTCCTTGGGCATCTATAATATGATCATCTTCCAATCCGTCTGACATAAATCCAAACGGTGCCATGTCCTGTTCAATATTTTCTCTTTGATCATCATAAATGCGTTGCCTCACATCATTGTCATGCATCTCTTTAAAGTATTCTTGCATCGCCATCCATGAGAAAATAACCAAGCACATTGCTAGGTCATCATTACATCCGTCTTCTGCGGCAAAAGATTGTCCCTTGACAATAAAGGTAGTTAATTCTGAAATCGTATCATAATCTTTGATTATTAATTTATCTTCTTCCAATAATGCTTTAAGATTAGAACAACCAACTGCTTTGACAGCAGTACTCATCTTTACACCAAGTTGAGTTTTCTTACCTGAGAATCCCTGTCCTAATTGTTGACCTGCCCTTCCTCTCATTGCAACTTGTAGTAAATTTTCATACTCAAGATCGAATTGAATAATATCTGCAACCTGACCACCAATATCATTTACCTCACATAAGACATACGCATTATTATAATTCTTTGCTACATCAACAATAATATTAGGGAAGATAATAGGTTTGATATCATTATTTCTATACTTAGCAACCATT